CGCCCTATTACGAGGGCGACGAGATTGTGACCCTGAACGGCGAGACCTACCTTTACGACGATTTAGACGTTGACACAATACTGACCACGCTGGGCATTGCCGCCCATACGGCCATACGGGAGATTTGAGATGGATAACAACATTACAACCCAGCACCTGCACTGGAAACGTGCATTCAACCCGGACTGGTTCGGCAACTGGTGCCTGCCGGACGGCAAGGATGTGATTTTGACCATTGCCGCCGTGGACCAGGAGCTGGTGACCGGCGAAAAAGGCAGCCAGGAAATGTGCCTGGTGGTGCACTGGAAAGAAAACGCCAAGCCCATGATCTGCAACAAAACCAACGCCAAAATGCTGGAAAAACTGGCCGGTTCCTCCTTTATGGATGAATGGGTAGGCATGGCGGTGCAGCTCTACTTTGACCCCACCGTAAAGTTTGGCAAAGAGCGTGTGGGCGGCATCCGCATCCGGCAGAAAAAGGTTCAGCCCGCTGCGGCCCCTGCCCCGCTGGTTTGCGCCGACTGTGGACAGCCTGTGCAGGGGTGCAGCATCAACGGGCAGGAATGGACCGCCGCCAAGGTGGCCGAAGCCGCCCGCAAAAAGTACGGGCAGGTGCTTTGCTGGCCTTGTGTGACAAAGCGGAAGGAGGCGGCGGACCATGCCCCGGAAGTTCATACTGACTGAAGAGAACTACCATAGCCGGGCCGCGCACAGGCGGTGGCTTTCCAGCAGTGACGTCAAAGCTGCCAAGCGGTGCGAAGCCGCCTGGCTGGCAGACTACTGCGGCAAGATTCAACACGAGGAAAACAAGCCGGCCTTTGCCTTCGGCCACCTGTTTGAAGCGGCCCTGACCCTGCCCGGCCCCCAGTACCACCAATATCTGGCCGCCCACCCGGAACTGTGCAGCAGCCGCGGCCCCACCAAAGGCCAGCTGCGTGCAGAGTATGCCGCCGCCCCCACCATGGCCCATGCCGTGCGGCGCATACCCTATTTGTGGGGCATCGTGCGGCGCAGCAAAAAGCAGGTGATTTTGACCGGCGAGCTGAACGGGATGCCGGTGCGGTGCATGATGGACCTTGTTGACCGTGACGGTAGCATTTATGACCTGAAAGCCATGCGCAGCTTTTTGCCCATTTACGATACCGCCCGCGAGGAATATCTGGACTGGTGGGCGTACTGGAACTACCCCATCCAGCTGTACATCTACCGCGAGATTGCCCGCCAGAACGGTCTGACCGTGCCCCGCGTGGGGCTGATTGCCGCCAGCAAAGCCGACTGCGATGTGCAGGCCATTGCCTTTGGCGATGAGATCATGCAGGCCGCTGCCGCGGATACCGCCTATACCATGCAGCGGATGGCCCAGATTCTTGCCGGGCAGGAAGAGCCCACCGCCTGCGGCCATTGCGCTTGGTGCATAAGCCGCAAGCGCATTACCGAATTTGAAATGATTTGAGAGGAACAATCTATGCTGAATGTTGTTGCTATTATCGGAAGACTCGCTGCATCGCCGGAACTTAAAACCACAAACAGCGGCAAATCCGTCTGTTCTTTCCGCATCGCCAACGATTCCGGCTATAAGGATGCCAGCGGCCAGAACCAGACCAACTGGCTGGACGTTACTGCCTGGGGCAAAACCGCAGAGTTTGTCTGCAAATACTTCCCCAAAGGTGCGCTGATCGCCATTGATGGCCGCTTACAGACCCGCCAGTATCAGGACAAGAACGGCCAGAACCGCACAGCGACCGAAATCGTGGCCCAGAACGTGAATTTCTGTGGCAGTAAGGAAAGTGCCAGCCCTGCCCCGCAGAACGCCGCACAGCGCCCCGCAGCCCCCTCACAGCGCACGCAGGGCATGCCCGACGTTTCCTATTCTTCCGGCCAGTCTGACGACTATGCCCTCATTGAGGATGAGGGGGATTTTCCGTTCTAGGAGGTGCGCGTCATGAAAGAAAGAAAGAACGAAAGAAAGCAGCCGAGCCAGCTTGACCAGATTCTCGCCGCGCTTGAAAACGGCGATTCCCTTACCGCTCTGGATGCGCTCGAGGACTACGGCTGTTCCCGCCTTGCCTCCCGCATAACCGACCTCAAACGGAGAGGCTACCCGGTAGCCTCCCGCATGGTACAGCGCCGCAACCGCTACGGCAGACTTTGCCGCGTCGCTGAGTATTACATGGAGTGTTGAAAAATGGAAAACGAGGGTTACATAAAGCTGTACCGCCGCATGATGAAGTGGGGCTGGTATACCGATACCCCCACAAAATGCGTGTTTCTGCACTTGCTGTTTCTGGCTTGCTATGAGCCGTGCTACTACAAAGGCGTCCAACTAGAACCCGGTCAGGCAGTTTCCTCTATCCGTCAAATTGCAACCGACACCGGATTAACAGTCAAACAAGTTCGCACTGCAATAAACCACCTAAAAGAGACACAGGAAGTGGCACAGTTGCCGTGTGGAAAATTTAGCGTATTCACGGTAAATAACTACAACGACTATCAATGCACGGGCACGGACGAGGGCAAACAGAGGGCACAGAGAGGGCACAGTGAGGGCACAGACCCTTATATAAAGAAGAATAAAGAAGTTAAGAATACCCCCTATAATCCCCCACAGGGGGACGGGGGTGTGTCCGTTTCAAAGCGGTTTGTTCCCCCTACGCCTGAAGAAGTCAACGCCTATTGCCGGGAACGAAACAACGGCATTGATGGCAATGAGTTTTGCGACTTCTACATAAGCAAGGGCTGGAAGGTAGGCAAGAACCAAATGAAAGACTGGAAAGCCGTAGTGCGCACATGGGAGCGCAGCCGCCAGCAGACGGCCCCGCCGGAAAGGAAGTGGATTGATTGAGCCTCACACCGGAACAATGCGTTATCGGCGCAATGGTCTACGCGCCGGACAGCATCCTCTACTGCATCGACCACATAAGCGAAAGCGATTTTGCGGACGGTGCCTGCGCCGCCACATTTGCCGAGATCAAATCAATGTACACGACGCGCGGGTACTTTGCACAGGATGACTATGTGCTCATGAAGAACCGCGAGACCGCCGCAGTATGCGCTGCATCACTTCCCTCTATCAGCGGTTACCGCAAATTCGTTGCCGCTGTCAAGGATGCCTCTCAGCGCCGCAGAGCCGCCCGAATTGGCCTTCAAATTGCAGAAGCCGGAAAGAGCGTCGATGACATGCGCGGCCTGTCTGCGTCCCTCTCTGACGTTCTCACAGAGGACAGCGTCGATAGCCGCTGCATGACCGTTGCAGAGGTCGCAGGCAAGTGGCTCATGGAGCAGAACGACAAGACAGACCGCAGCATCAAAACGGGCCTCAGCGCGCTGGATAGGCGCTGCTCTATCCGCCCCGGGCAGATGGTCGTTGTAGGCGGCAGGCCCAGTGCAGGTAAGACCGCGCTCGGCTTGCAGATGGCATTGCAATTTGCCAAGGACGGCAAAAAGGTCTGCTTTTTCTCCTATGAGACAGACCAGGTCGGCTTGTTTGATAAGCTCATTTCCTGCTTTGCCCTTATCCCGATGGAGGAGATCGTCTTTAAGCGCCGCGCCCCGCAGGATGAAGAATACGCCAAGGCGTGCGCAACTATCAGCAGCCTGCCGCTATGGCTCATCAATGCAGGCGGTCAAAATGTCGCATGGGTATCGGCTACCGCAGCCGCCAAGCAGGCGGATGTCATCATCGTGGATTATCTACAATTGATTCCCGGCAGGGGCAACAGCCGGTATGAGGTGGTCACAAACATTTCAATGCAGCTGCACACCCTCGCCCAGACAACAGGCCGCCTTGTGGTGGCGCTTGCCCAGATAAACCGCGGCGGCGTGGACGCACCGAAGGTACAGGACCTCAAAGAATCCGGCCAGATAGAACAGGACGCAGATGCAATCATCCTTTTGGGCAAAGGCGAAACCGAATACTATTTCTCCCTTGCCAAGAACAAGCGCGGCATTACAGGCGATTTGCACATCGCCTTTGACGGAACCTATCAACGTTTTATGGAGATGACGGACTATGACTGATAAAGATTTTCTGTTCAAGCTCGCGTTTGCCGAGCTTGCCTATGCAACCAACCTGCGCAGCGTCGCTAAAGAGAAACTTGAAAAGGCCGCAGATATTATGGACAGTGCGCAAAAGCACCTGCAAGAGGCCCTGCACACCGATGAAGTATGAAATCATCACTTATTCCCGCTCTACCGGCGACATCACACACTCCAAGCGCCTGTATTCCACACGTTGGAACGCCGAAGCCGCCCTGCGCACAGCAGGTTACACGCAAAATCCCAGCCTGCCGGACATCTGGTACAGCGAGAAGTATTATGCGAAAGTAAAGGAGATTGTACCGTGAAAGTATTAGTTGCCTGTGAAGAATCGCAGACAGTATGCAAGGCGTTCCGAGGACGCGGACATGAAGCGTACAGCTGCGACATTCAGGAACCGTCAGGTGGACACCCGGAATGGCATATTTTAGGCGATGCCCTGAAAGCAATTGGTGGGGGGCAAATCGTAACGATGGACGGCAAGGCTCATGATATAGGCAAGTGGGATTTGCTTATTGCTCACCCGCCGTGCACGCATTTGTCCGTATCAGGAGCAAGATGGTTCAAAGATGGACGAAAGCCTTTGAGCCTGAAGTATGAGGCGGCGGCTTTTTTTATGAAATTTGCGGAAGCAGACATAGAGCACATTGCGATTGAAAACCCCGTCAGCGTAATGAGCACCTTGTACAGACGCGCAGACCAGGTTATAAATCCGTGGCAGTTCGGGCATCCTGAACAAAAGAGAACATGTCTGTGGCTTAAAAACCTGCCTCTTCTTACAGAAACAGACAATGTACATGATTTTATGATGACACTGCCGGAAAAGGAACGGGCGAGAATTTGGTGGCTCGGAAGAGGCCATGCGAAAGAGCGCAGCAAGACTTTCCCCGGAATTGCGGCAGCAATGGCGGAACAATGGGGTGACTTATGACCTACCACTACATCATCCCCCTGCCGCCAATCACCAAAAAAAACAGCCAGCAGATTTTAGTAAACCGCCGCACAGGCCGCCCGTTCATCGCCCCTAGCAAAGCCTACAAGAAGTACGAGGCCGCCGCCCTATGGTATCTCACCCCAAAGCCAAACGCCCCTATAAACCGCCCCTGCCGTGTTGTGACGGTGTTCTATATGCCCACCCGTAGAAAGTGCGACCTGTCCAACCTGATAGAGGCGCCGCACGATGTTCTGGTCAAGGCAAGGATTTTGGCGGATGATAACTATACCATCATCGACAACGTGGACGGCAGCCGCGTGCTGTACGACAAAGACAACCCACGCACCGAAATTACCATTGAAGAATTGGAGCCGTGAATAATATGGACTCTCCATGCAAAAGCTGCCCAAACCGTAAGCTGCACTGCCATAGCAGCTGCAAGGCATACGGGGACTACAGCGCCATGTTCGAGAAAATCCGCCAAAAGCGCCTGCAGGAACATGCCGATTCCGCAGATGCCGAGCGCGGCAGGAAAATCCGGCGGGATGTGAGAAGATACGGACTATACAAAACAGGAAAGAGTTAAGGACTATGAAAGCACGAATCCATCCGACCAAAGAAATGCAGGCGGTAATTGACCGCTATGCAGACAATAAAATTGCAGAGATCACCGCCAAAGCCCATGAAGCCGTCATGAAAGAACGCGGCGACATCGCCACGCGGGCGACGTATCTCTGCCTGCTGGCCTGCTATCAGGCTGGCTTGTCCCGCCGGACGTTGGTTAAAATCCAGAATTACATGACAGGGCCGGTGGCCGACAAATACAATGAGTACCGCAACGACCAGCTTGCAGACCTTTGGGCACAGGTAACACTACAGGGCATTGGCATTGATGCCAAAAAGACGGAGGAGCCGCTATGACAGTCTCTAAATTCTGCGAGAAATGCGGCAAGATGATGTGGGACGTGCAGTACTGAAACCCCGCATCAAATCCATTGAACAATGCGTAAGAGAAGCCGTAGCGCTGGGCATCTCCTACGGCCAGTATGTGCAGCGCGGGTATGACAAAATCACTTGGGATGAAATTTTGAGATTGGAGGTATTGTAATGGACGCAGTTGAATTTTTCAAGACGGTAAACAGATACTGCAAAAGTAAAGGCTGTAAGAAATACCTTGCTTGTAGAGGGGACTTGTGCATGATTTGGCCAGATGACGATTCAGTTGAAAGCATCGAGGAAACGATTTCAAAAGTCGAGCAATGGGCAAAAGACCACCCAGTCAAGACCCGCCAGAGCGAGTTTTTGAAGATGTTCCCGAATGCACCGAAAAGTGGACGTGTGCTCGATATTTGTCCGCAGAATCTTAATATAGAATACATGCCACCGAAAAGATGCGAAAATATTTCTTGTGGTGCTTGCAAAACAGACTACTGGAACGAGGAGGTAACCGACAATGACTAACATCACAGCCCTGCGTCCTGGCGAACACTTTATGTTTAAGGGCTTTGAGTGGGTCTGCCTTGACCCGAACCACCCTGACGGCGGCGTACTGGCTATTATGGCAAAGTCGTGGGCAAAAGATGTAAAATTCTGCCCAAGTGATATATTTACCGATAAAAAGTTCTGCCAAAGTTGTATTTTTGCCGACGAAAAGGGCAATATGAATAACTACCGCACCAGTAATGTGCGGGGGATTCTATCTGATATGGCGAACAGTGTTTTCGAGAGAAAAAGTCTGCTGCTGCATGCCGTTGACCTTGTAGCCGACAACGGTGACAGAGCTTATGGCACTGTACAGGACTTTGTTTTTATCCTGACCTGTGACGAGTACCGCAAGTACCGTGACTACATCCCGCGTTACGACAGCCGGATTTGGACTGCCACGCCTTGGTATTGCGGAGATAAGAATTTTGACACGGGCTACGCATACGACGTTCGCTATGTGGGGACGGATGGTCAGTTTCGCAGCAGCAATGCGCGCGCCAGCTGCGCTGTCGTCCCTGCTTGTATTCTCAATCCGAAATCGCTCAATCTGCGCCAGAGGATGGCCTATGTAGAAGAAAGAGAGGAGAAAGAAAATGAGACTGATTGATGCAGATAAAATTGTAGAGGTTGCCGAACACGCATACGGTGAATGGAACTTGGGAATGGCGGCAGCAGAAGGGCGCCAAATTAACCGATGTTTCAAAATGCAGGAGCTGTGCAAAGCGGTAAAAGGTGTTGCGGATGACTGCCCAACCATCGACCCCGAGTCCCTGCGGCCTACGGCGCATTGGATAAGCGATAGCGGCGGAAGCAAAAATGTTGTATGTTCAGCCTGTAATGCAATTTCTTTCGCTTGTTATAATTTTTGCCCGGAGTGCGGCAAAAGGATGGTGAATGCAGATGAAAAGCATTGTACTTGATGGAGATAGGATTGCTGAAGCTATCCAGAAGGCAAAAGATAAAATGATAAATGGAGAATATGACAACAATGATTTGATTTTGCGCGGCGATGCGTTAAAAGCAATCAGACAGAGGTGCATTGGCGAGCATTTGCCTTTTGAATCAAATACGCCAGTTGGTGCGCGGGTTCTTGATGCTCTTGCTGCTGTATATCAGGTTAAACCATATAAAGACGTTTGCGGCAAATGGATAAGCGTTAAAGACAGACTGCCTAAGCCTTATACTGCACTTATGTTTTTCGGAAAATTCAGCCCAATGATTGGGTACAGTTCTTACGTTGGCTGTTACGATGGTAAAAAATGGCATTCCGATGTGAGAGAAACAAAAAACGTCACCCATTGGATGCCTCTCCCCAAACCCCCGGAGGTGACCCCATGACAAAACAGCAACTAGTTGATGAATACGCCCGCGAACATCTTTGCGCGACGTGCGAGTGGAAGAATGGCGATATTTGCACGCTGCTGCGCTGCATGAAACTGGAAGAGAGGAGATACAATGACCAGAGAAGAATTCAACCAAAAGAAAGTGTGGCTATGGAGATACCAACGCAGCAGGAATCATGAACGACAGCTGCGCCAGCAGATACAAAGCGAACGTGAACGGGCAACAGCGACCACTAAAGCATTATCCCCCGTGGTGGTGTCTGCTGGCGGTAAAAATAAAATCGAGGATGCCGTTTGCAGAATCATGGAGCGTCAGGAAGCTCTATACAAGCAGATTATTGACACCGAAATGCAAAGGGAAGAAATCGAAACCGCAATAAACTCTGTTCAAGACCAAATGCAGCGGGACGTTCTGCTGGAGCGGTATATTGTCGGCACACCGTATTGGTGGAAAATTGCGATAAATCTAAACATTTCCGAGAGATGGGCAAAGAAATTACACCGCGCTGCAATTGAAAATCTGTGCACTCCAGTTCACTTTTAACCTGCTATTATAGATATGCTGGATGATGTAGGAACGGGACAGCCTACGACATTGCTAAAACCTCTTTTCTTTACTATTTCAATTCTCCTATTCTTATAGCTGGCAGCCCGGAAAGACGGGCATTTTATATGCTGCATAGCCAGCCGCAAACTTGGCCTGACAAGTCAATACGGCAAGGGCGCTGCGTTCCGAAGCAACGGCGCAGCAAAGGTGCAAGACCTATGTGCAGTACCAACGCCGATGACTCTGGCTATATACCCGGCGGGTACGCTTGACCGGGGTTACCCGTCAGGTACGCTTGCCGGGGTAGCCAGATAGGCACCCCCCCCGCACGCCTACTAACAGTGCGCAACCTGCGGGGGCTTATGCGGGTGTAGTTCAATGCAGAACTGCGGTCTCCAAAACCGCAAGATGAGGGGTCAAGCCCTTCCACCCGCGCCAGATGACTGGGTAGCTCCTAGTCTGTGTGAGCGTGCGCGGCATACCTCACAAATGATGACAATGGTCGTGCAAACGGCAAGCCGCACATGCCCTTGTAGCTCAATGGCAAGAGCCTTGGTGTGCCGGTTCAAGTCCGGCTGAGGGCAAAGGCTGGGTTGCTCCCACCGGTGAAAGCCCGGCGCAGGAAACGCGATAGCTAACCTGAACGCTGTAAGCAAAGCGGCGAGCCGATCAGGAGCGCGGCGCGATGGCAGACCGCAACGGGACTTCGAGAGCCTGAAAAAGTCTGCCCGGCATCTGCTTGTGCGGACTCCGTTACTGACGCAGTTACGCATCGCCGAAACCCATTACATCAAAGCAGAAACCGTAAACCAGCAGACGGGATATAAAACGGGTTGGATGCCGCGTTGTGATTTTCTACGCGGAATACAAATAGAGGAAATCAAAAAGCGTTGCGGGCCTGCTACCCGCAACGGGTGAGACCGGCACAGCATATACCGGTAGGGCGGGAACGCGCTTTCCTCCGGCGCAAAGGGGTTTTGGGGGATATAAGCCTACACAAATTGTGTGGGCCTTTTGTGTTTGAAAGCGAGGTGATAAAGTGGCATCAAAAAAACCGGTGGGCGCACCACCTAAATACAGAAGCGTAAAGGCAATGCAAGAAAAGATTGATGCCTACTTTGAAGCCTGCAAAGGGAAGCCGTTCTTAGACGATAACGGCGAACCGATGCGAAATAAAAACGGCTATATCATCTATGACGATAAAAAGCCGCCTACTGTGACAGGGTTGGCGCTTGCACTTGGTTTTGCATCAAGGCAGGCGCTTTTGAATTATCAAAACAAACCAGAGTTCAATGACACGATTACGCGCGCAAAGGCTAAATGCGAACAGTACGCCGAAGAAAGATTATACGACAAAGACGGCTCCGGCGGCGCACAGTTCAGTTTGCGGGCAAATTTTGGATGGGATGACAAACCGAAGCAAGAAAGCGCGGGAACGGTGAATATTATTTATGATGTGCCAAGAGAATAAACATATCAAGGATATTATTTCGCCAGCATTTTATAAGCCATTCTGGGACATTGAGGATGGTAAAGTTCAAGAGTTTGTGGCAAAAGGCGGACGTGGCAGCACAAAGTCAAGCTTTATTGGCGTTGAAGTCATTTTGCAGCTGAGAGCGCATCCGCAATGCCACGCGGCAGTTTTCCGCAAGGTCGGCAACACACTGCGCACAAGCGTTTATGCACAAATCATCTGGGCAATCAATGAGCTTGGCTTGCACGACCATTTTCGCTGCACTGTCAGCCCTATGGAATGCACCTATTTGCCAACTGGGCAAAAGGTGCTTTTTTTCGGCGTTGATGACCCCGGCAAGGTAAAGTCAATCAAAGTGCCGTTTGGTTATATCGGTATCTGCTGGTTTGAAGAGCTTGACCAGTTTGACGGCGAGGAGCAAATCCGAAACGTTGAGCAGTCCTGCTTGCGCGGCGGTGACTGGTTCATCACGTTCAAGAGCTTCAACCCGCCAGCAATGGCGCGGAATTGGGCCAACGGATACGCGCTAAAGCAGCGCCCTGGCAAGGTGATACATCACAGCACCTACAAAACAACGCCCGCAGAATGGCTCGGCGAGCGGTTTCTGGCCGATGCTGAATACTTGGAGCGCACAAACGAAACAGCATACCGGCATGAGTATCTGGGCGAGGTTGTCGGAAGCGGCACAGCGGTATTCGAAAACCTGAAGATTCAACCAATCACAGACGAGCAGTTGAAAACATTCGACAGAATCAAGCGCGGCGTTGACTGGGGCTGGTATCCAGATCCGTGGGCCTACAACGCCGCGGCCTACGATGCAGCGCGGCGCACGCTATACATCTTTGACGAGCTAACGCGGCGCAGAACCAGCAACAGAGACACGGCGCAACTGCTTTTGGATAAAGGGCTGACACGTGAGGATAAAGTCTGCGCGGATAGTGCCGAGCCAAAGTCCATCGCCGATTACAACAAGTACGGTGTGAAAACATTCCCGGCCAGAAAAGGGCCAAAGTCTGTTGTATACGGTACAAAGTGGCTGCAGATGCTTGATGCTATTGTAATAGACCCCGTGCGATGCCCGGACACGGCAAAAGAGTTCAGCGAGTATGAATACGAGCGGGACGGCAAGACGGGGGAAGTACTGGAAGGCTACCCGGATTTAAACAACCATCACATTGACGCAGTGCGTTATGCGATGGAGAGCACAGCGAACAAGGCGGGAGACACCGCCGAAACCAGATACAAGAGCATTTTCGTGTAAAGGCGGTGAGAAGACGTGAAAACATACCAAGATTTTGTAGCGGTTGGCGAGGACGAAAAGGCCCGCATGAGTTTCATACTGGGCGCAATCAACGAGTATAAGGCCGACCATAGCACACGCCTTGCAGCGAACGCCAACAAGTATTACCACGGAGAAAACCCTACAATCAACAAATACGAGAAAATCATTTACGACATGCAGGGCAAGGCGCACCGTGACATGTACACGGCAAATCACAAGATCGCAAGCAAGTTCTTTGGTTTGGTCGTAGACCAAGAAGTTTCGTATTTGCTGGGCAACGGCGTTTCATTTCAGAAGCCGGAGACAAAAAAGGCGCTTGGTGCGACGTTTGATGAAGATATTATGGACGCTGCCCGCCATGCTTTGATTGACGGCCAGTCTTTCGTATTCTGGAATCTAGACCACGTGCAGGTGTTCGCAGCAGAGGAATTTGTTCCCCTGTACGACGAGGAAGACGGCTCCATTAAAGCCGGAATCCGTTTCTGGCAGGTGGCAGACAATAAGCCGCTACGCGCCACGCTGTACGAGCTTGACGGATATACAGAGTATCTAAAGCCCAAAAGCGATGATATGGCGATTCTCAAGCCGAAACGCGCCTATAAGCTGAAGTTGCGCACCAGCGAGGCAGACGGCACAGAAATTTATGACGGTGAGAACTATCCCGGATTTCCTATTATTCCGCTGAAAAACGGTGAGCAGGCCCACAGCGAGCTACAGGGGCGACAGAATACCATTGACGCGCTCGACCTTGCAAGCTCCAACATGGTAAACAACGTTGACGAGGGAAACCTGATTTTCTGGGTTCTGACCAACTGCGGAGGCATGGACGAGCAGGACGATACAAAGTTCATTGAGCGTCTGAAAACTACCCACGTTGCCCATGCTGACGGTGACGAGGGCGCGAAGGCCACGCCACAGAGCATCGAAGCGCCGTTCCAAGGCACGCAAGCCACCATTGACATGCTAACCAAAAAGTTATACGAGGACTTCCAGGCGTTTGATTCTGCGGCTGTCAGCGCTGGAAACCAAACTGCAACGGCTATCAAGGCCAGTTATGTGCCACTCGACCTAAAAACAGACAAGTTTGAAAGCTGCGTGACGCGCTGCATCAAGGGCATTTTGGCGGTTGCCGGTCTTGATGACGACCCGACATACACGCGCAACCAGATTATCAACAAGCAGGAAGAGGCACAGACGGTCTTGCTCGGAGCGGAATATTACGACGACGAGTACATCACCAAAAAGCTTCTGACCATTCTTGGCGACGCAGACCAGTACAAGGAATTGATGGAGCGAAAGGCGGCAGAGGAGTTATCCCGTACGACAGAAGGCGAGGGATGACAAGAGATTGAAAGGGGGAAATCAAAGTGGGAGGTCGTGGCTCTGGAAGCGGCAGGCGAGGGGCAGATAAGCCTAAAAGCCGATTTGGCAACCCTGTAAAAAACGCTAAAAAGGTAACAAGAGAAAAAACAGCCGCGCCGACTTTGAAAACCGCAAAGGACATTGTTCCGTGGGTAAAACATCAATCCGGCGTTGACCTTGATAAATACAGGAATTCCTTAACAAAAGGATTTGACAAAAGAAATCAGATTTTTGTGGATGCGTCAAAAATGACCAAAACAGAACGGCGAAATCTTGCTTTGCTGGAGACGCACAAGGGCTATAAAACAAACATTCTTACAGAGCTAAGCGGAACATGGTTACTTGGTATAAAAGTTAAGAAAAAATGAGAAAACCTGATTATGCTGAATTTTGAAAACCTCGACAAAGCTAACTTTTTAGGCATTGGCAAATACGATGCGCCGATTATCCAGCCGGAACACATTGATGTGCGGCATCTGGAATGGATTCCGTTCAACTTTGCTAAAACCTGTACGGACTGCGCAACAAAAGGCGTTCACTTTTTCGTGGATGATTATCAATTCCAAAGGGTGTGGAATCAGCCGGACAAGTACATTCCTCTGTTGCGAAAATTTGGCGCTGTGTGTGCGCCTGATTTTTCAATGTATACAGATATGCCGCTTGCTATGCAGATATACAATCACTATCGCAAGCACTGGCTGGCGGCATACTGGCAGCAATGCGGGATTCACGTTGTGCCAACCTTGTGTTGGAGCGACGAGAAAAGCTATGAATGGTGTTTTGATGGTGAACCGAAACATTCGATTGTGGCAATATCCAGCGTTGGAACGCAGAAAAACAAGCAGAATCAAGCGCTGTTTGAAAAAGGCGTTCGGGCGGCATTGGCAAGGCTTGAACCAAGTGAGATTTTGTGGCATGGCAAATGCCCTGAAGAATTTGATTGGAACGTCACGAGGATTCAACCATATTATAAGCAAGTAAGAAGGAGATGTAAGAATGGGCGGTAGAGGTTCAGGAAGCGGTAGGGGTGGCAATAGTGCGAGTTTAGTAGCATTAAAAGCGCAAGAAAAAAGCCTGAATTCGCAAATTGACAAATTGAATAAAAAGTTAGCAGATTACGCATCAAAAAACCCTGCGTGGAATATGCCGGGCGGATATTACGATGTGCAAAGAAAAAAACAGGCGCTTGAGTCAAAAAGACGTACACTTACAAACAAGATAATAACTGCGAGTAAAAATCCGTCTGATAAAAAAACAAGTGGAAAAACATTTGTGAATTCTTTTGGTGAAGCTACAAAAAGAGAAATCACTACATCGACATACAAAAGAAGCCAAGCAAGGCTTAGTGAGGAAATGATGGGATTTGTCGGTGGCGCAGTAAAAAGAAAAAAATCCACTAAAAGAAGAAAATGAAAAAACATGATTATGCCCACAAACTGACGGACGAAAAGCTGGCAGAGTTGGAGCAGCGCATTTCCAAGATATACGAGCTAGCGGCGGGCGAACTTGCCGAAACCGTGAAAACGTATTTTGAAAAGTTTGAAAAGCGCGACGCGGCTATGCAGGAAAAGCTGAAAAACGGCGAAATAACCGAACAGCAGTATAAGCAATGGCGGCTTGCGCAGATTGGGCGCGGGGAGCGTTTCTCCGCGCTTAAAGACAAAGTGGCAACCAGATACACCAACGCCAACGAAACGGCTGTGGCATACGTCAACGACGCCACTCCGGGCATTTACAGCCTAAACCGCAATTATGCTGCGTACAAAATCGAGCAGGTTTCGCCGAGTGCCGATTTTACGTTGTGGGACGAGCAGACCGTAAAACGCCTGATTGTGGAACAGCCGGATTTAATGCCGTACTATCCGCCAAAGCGGGCGTTACAGCGCGGGATTGACCTAAAATACGGCAAGCAACAGATTACAGCCAGCGTGACAAGTTCCATTCTGCAAGGAAAAAGCATACCGAAAATTGCCAACGACCTGCAACACCATATGCAGGATATGAACCGCACAAGCGCCATAAGAACGGCGAGAACGGCGGTTACAGGGGCGCAGAACGCGGGACGGTTAGATACTTACCGCGCCGCGCAGGATATGGGTATCAAGCTCAAAAAACGCTGGCTGGCAACGCTGGACAACCGCACACGCCACGCACACGCACTGCTTGATGGGCAGACGGTAGATGTAGACAAGCCGTTTAAGGTAGACGGGTACGACATAATGTACCCCGGCGACACTTCCGCGCCGGGGTATCTTGTGTATAACTGCCGATGCACGCAGATTTCGGAGGTTGACGGCGAGGATACAAGCAGCGGCGGCAGACGCGCCAGAGACCCAGAAACGGGGGAATCTGTGCTTGTAAAAGATATGACCTATGCGGAATGGGCGGGGTGGAAAAAACAGAACCAATTGCAAAAAGTTTGAGCAATGAAAATCACACTTGAAGACCACAGCGATGAAGTCCTTGCCGCGATGGAATCCGCTTGCCAGCGTGCGCTGGAAAAATGCGGGCTTGTTGGTGAGGGGTATGCTAAAAAGATGTGCCCCGTCGACACAGGCAACCTGCGCAACAGCATTACACATACTGTCAGCGACGGCGAAAAGGCTGTATATATCGGCACAAATAGCGAGTATGCAGTTTATGTGGAGTGCGGCACAGGCGTTTATTATCCCGGCGGCAGACAAACACCGTGGACGTATCAGGACGCAAAAGGCGATTGGCATCTGACACACGGGCAACGCGCACAGCCTTTTATAAAACCTGCCGTTGCCGAGCACGGCGAACAGTACAAAAGAATCATCGAAGCAGAGCTGAAAGGTAAATAAGCCTCTCGGCTCTTTTTATTAGCATCTACCGCGTTTGCGGCAGGTGCTATTTTTATACGCAAAAACAGCGAAGCACTGCTGTTTTGAATAAATAAAACTCAAATGGCGAAGAACCGCCACCGAAGAAAAGGAGAGAACCCCCATGGCAAAATTTACACGCGCTGAAATCCGTAAAATCATTGGCGAAAGCTGCACTGACGAAATTGAAAATCAGCTGGTGGCGCTCCATCTGGGCGTTGTTGACCCGCTGAAGGACGACGTCACGCGGTATAAAGCCGATGCAGAAAAGTTGCCTGGCGTTCAGAAGGAGTTGGACGACCTGAAAGCGCAGGGCGACGGCGGCTACAAGGCCAAGTATGAAGCAGAGCACAAGGCTTTCGGGGACTACAAGGCCAACGTGGACGCTGAAAAAATAACGGCTGCTAAAGAAAAGGCGCTGTCAGACGTCCTGCTGAAAATCGGCATTTCTGAAAAACGGATCTCCTCTGTTGCACGCCTTGCAAAGGGAGACGGCCTGCTTGACAAACTGGAATTGGATGACAAGGGCGCGATTAAAGACGATGCTGCGCTTGAAAAGAGCCTCAAGACCAATTATGGCGAGTACATCACTAAGAGCATCACCAAAGGCGCAGACACGTCTACTCCCCCTGCCAACGATGGCGGCAAGGCACTGACGCGGGAGGACATCTACAAGACGGACGACAAGGGCCGCTATGTACTGTCCACCGCAGAGCGGCAGGCGGCGCTTGTGAACCTCATGCAAAACGAATCTGACGATTAACAGAAAGGAGCCAAAATATGGCTGCAAAAACTAACCTGACTACCGCCGCCCAGATTACTGTCAATGCCCGCGAGGTTGATTTTGTCACCCGCTTTGGCAAAAACTGGGACGCGCTGCGCACCATCATGGGCATTATGCGCCCCATCCGTAAGGCCACAGGCACGAAGCTGGTCTCCTATGAGGCCACTGTTGACGGCACTCTGGCTGGCGGTACGTCCGTTGCCGAGGGCGATGAGATTCCGCTGACCAAGATGAAGGTTGCGCCCAAAACCTACGGCGACATTGAGATTGCCAAGTATGCTAAGAGCGTGTCCGTTGAGGCTGTCGCCAAGTACGGCGCAGATGTTGCCGTCGAAAAGACCGACGAGGCGTTCCTTGTCGCCCTGCAGAACAAGGTTCTGGGCGACTTCTACACCTTCCTGAACACCGGCTCTCTGGCTGTAGCTGCTACCACTTGGCAGCAGGGCCTTGCTCTGGCAAAGGGCAACGTGCTGGACAAGTTCGCCAGCATGGATCGTGATGTTACCGAGGTTGTCGGCTTTGCCAACATTCTGGACTTCTACGGCTATCTGGGCGACAAGGAAATCACCACGCAGACCGCCTTCGGCCTGACCTATGTTCAGAATTTCATGGGCTACTCTACCCTGTTCCTGCTGCCCGAAAAGTACATTGCAAAGAACAAGGTTATCGCCGTGCCTGTTGAGAATATCGACCTGTATTACATCGACCCCGCCGACAGCGATTTCGCCAAGCTGGGCTTGAACTATACCGTCGAGGGCGAAACCAACCTGATTGGCGTGCATGTTGACGGCGACTACAGCCGCGCAACTGGCGATATGTACGCTCTTATGGGCATGAAGCTGTGGGCTGAGTACCTGGACGGTATCGCAGTCGCCACCATTACGCCCGCAGAAACCCGGAGCGCAAAAACTGCCAAGGCAGAACAGTAAAAAAGAGGGAGTGCAATGCTTGAAGAATTGATGAGGGAGTGCCGGAACTGGTTTGTCACACAGAATGGCGTCCATCTGGGCGAGTTCAGCATCAAGGGCGGGAGCATTGCGCTCCCTTTTTTGCGTGCCGGACAGTATTTCCGCGTTGTGGGCAGCGTTCTGAACGATGGTGTGTATCAATACGGTAACTGCTCGTTGAGGGATGAAACCTTTGATGGCGCTATCTGGGCCATGGCGGTGCCTGCCGAATTTCTGCACCTTGAGGAAGAAATCAAGGCGTGGCGCACACAGTATGAGAACGCCGCAAACAGCCCGTTTCAAAGTGAGAGCTTTGCCGGGTACAGTTACACCAAGTCGAGCACAAACGGCAATTCTGGCGGCTCTGTGACGGGCTGGCAGGGCGTGTTTGCTTCTCGGCTGAACAAATGGAGAAAGCTATGAGCCTTTTAGATGATTTTTCGCATAGCTGCATCATCATGGACAAGCTGACAAAGCCTGACGGAGAAGGCGGCTATGCTACCGAGTGGAGAGAGGGCGCGGAGTTTGACAATTTCGTTTCGCTGGATAGCAGTTTGGAGGCCCGCCGTGCAGAAGCAGAGGGCGTGACCAGCGTATATACCGGCGTTGTCAACCGGGATGTGCCGATTGAGTATGGCAGCGTCTACAAAGACGTTGAAACAGGCGCGTATTATCGCGTAACAAGCCGCCCGGAAGAAAAGCAAGCCCCGAAAACAGCTTCCTCTATGCTGCGCAACTTAATGAGCTTTACGGCTGAACGCATGGGAGGGCTGCCGAAATGACAAAGGGCGCTGCACTACAGCAGTTTTTCGATAGCTTTCTTCCTGCGTATGCTACAAACGCCGTTCCGGACGACGTTGTACTCCCATACTTGACTTATGATGCGGTCTTTGACGCTGAAGGAGGCGCTCCGTCGCTTACGGTGAACCTGTGGTTCTATACGACGTCTGAGGCTGTCCCAAATGCCAAAGCGCAGGAAATCTCGGACGCTATCGGCATCGGCGGCAAGTTGCTGAAATTTGACGGTGGCTACATTTGGATTCGGCGCGGTTCTCCTTTCTGTCAAGCGCTGGCAGATGAAACAGACAAAAACATTAAACGGCGGTATTTGAACATTACCGCCGAATTTTTATGCCAAAATTGAGGTGAAAATATGGGTAAATTTACCGCTATTCCCAAAGATTCGTTTGACGCATTGCAGCTTGACGCTGGTGTGCTGTTGAACACATTCAACCCAGCAAGCATTGCCGCTCCGCAGGACGGCGACATTATCTGCGCCACTACTGGCGGCATCAAAGCCACTTGCGTTCCTACCTTCTCCGATTTGGGCGAGGACGTTGACAACTGCCCGGTCAATACCAAAGAGCTGAAACATCTGGACGGCTGGGAGTGCAAAATGTCCTTCACGGCTCTTGGCACGTCCCCTGACAACATCAAGATGGCTCTGGGCTGTGCAGACGTTACCACGAACAAGATTACGCCTCGCCGCGACTTGAAGCAAACCGACTTCAAAGACGAACTGTGGTGGGTAGGTGACCGCGCCGATGGTGGCTGCGTTGCTATCTGCCTGAAAAACGCTTTGTCCACTGGTGGCTTCTCGTTGCAGACTACCAAGAGCGGCAAGGGGCAGATTTCCTGTGAGCTGACTGGCCATGTCTCCATCACTGCGCAGGACGTTGTCTCTATGGAGTTCTACAGCATCGACAGCACGGAGGAATAAAAAATGCGACTGCTTTCTCAGATGACAACCGACGAGACCTGCGATGTCTTGTGCATCGCCGCCCCTCATATCCAGAACATGGCCGATGACAAAAACCTCATTGCAGAGGTTCAACGCAGGCTTCCCAAAGGGGAACATACGCAGATTGACGTCTATAGGTTCGGCCTTACGCGCGTTGTGAATCTTGTTCCCATCTTCTTGAAAGACCACAGAGAAGACGTATATGCGATTCTTTCTCTGTTTAACGGCCTTACCCCAGAAGAATGCGGAAAGCAGGGTTTCTTAAGCACGTTGGCGCAGATTAACGAACTTGTGAAAGACGAGGACTTCGTTAATTTTTTCAAACAGTCTTTCGGTACGGCGCAGAAAGCGTAATAGTCGCAATCTTAAGCATGCCGAAACTGAGCGCCCGTGCGTTTATGTCGGCACTGCCATACCGAATCAAAGAAAAAACGGATGAAGTGGCATATCGTGTTTATATGTCGGATGTACTTATCACGATTACAAAAAACATGATAAAAACAAAAAGCGAGCCGAAAAGGTACTGGGATATAATCAACCCGCCGCCAGAGGAAACCCGAACAGCGGATGAAATCAAAGAACACATGAAGAACAAGCTGAGAAAACTGGAAGAGCCGCCCCAAAAATAGGGCGGCTCATTTTAGAAGCAGTTTGTCATAATGGCTTTGTAGATTTTATCGTCTACCTCGATTAAAAAGCGTTTACCGCTTGCAACCCACTGGGGGTCTTCTTTCAGCTGAATTGCAATCTGATAAATGCCTTTTTGTTTTGCGGTGACTGCGCCAGCCACGAGACCAGCAGGCCCAAGAAAGGCGCCGCCAACAAGACCACGCATCACACCAGAAGACATAGACTTCTTCTGAGATTCATCCACAACAGAACAATCTGCAACGGTGCTTCTGTCTAATGTGATTGCGGGCATCAATCCCATGTCGAGTTGAACTCGACCAAAAGAAAGATTGACCTTCTTTCCGACGTAATCTCCTGCGATAACTGCATTTTTAGCTTTTGCCATAGCAAAACACCTCCTAAAGCTAGGATACAGCATGGCTAACAAAAAATCAACTAGAAAGGAGTGAGAAGTTGGACGTATTTAATCTAAACGCAAAATTAAGTCTTGATACAGATGATTATGAACGGCAGTTAAACGATGCAAGCGGCAAAACAACATCTTTTTGGGATGTGTTCAGCGGGACGTTTCTTGGAAATGCAGTTTTTGATGGCCTGAAAGCTGTTGGAAGCACGATTGTATCTGTTGGAAAATCGGCAGCAGGTGCAGCTCTCAATATTGGAAAAGCATCCCTGAGCAGTTACGCAGACTATGAGCAGCTTGTCGGCGGCGTAGAAACCTTGTACAAGGACAGCGCAGGTATTATTGAGGGCTATGCAAAAGACGCGTACAAGAACGTTGGCCTGTCTGCAAACGAGTACATGGAGACATCAACATCGTTTGCTGCGACTCTGGTTTCAAGTTTGGGCGGCGATACACAAAAAGCCGCTGAAATGGCGAATACTGCAATTTCGGATATGTCCGATAATGCAAACAAAATGGGCACCAATATGCAGTCCATCCAGGACGCATATAACGGGTTTGCGAAGCAAAACTATACCATGCTCGATAACCTTAACACCTTTGGGGGCGCTGTGGCATAATACATAATCCGCAAGCGCGAATCCTCTCTGATTGACTTGGACACCCCGCAGCAGGGGCAACAGGGCGCAAGGTAATGCCAGCGTGAACGACTGAGTGAGAGGACTCCTATAAATAGGAGAAGCGACAGTCTGACCTCCCGTATATGCTGATTGTACAAGCGGGAGATTAACAAAGTGCAAACTTGGGTATGGTGGTACAAAAACCGAAATGGAGCGCCTTGTGAAAGAGGCATCCACGCTTACGGATGTGCAAAAAGAACTCGGCGTAACGGTGGACGGCTCCAGCTTGTCATACTCTAACATTGTCTCTGCTATCCACGTGGTGCAGGCCAACATGGGCATCATGGGGACGACCAGCAAAGAAGCTGCAACTACCATCCAAGGTAGTACAGCTTCGATGAAGAGCGCCTGGGAAAATCTGCTTACAGGCATTGCAGACCCCGAACAGGATGTTCAGCAGCTAATCAATAATTTCGTAGACAGTCTTCTTACTGCTGCTCAAAACATTTTGCCGCGTATTCAAGAAATTGTCCCAACGCTGATTAACGCCATGACTGAAATAGGTGCACAGTTGGCCCCTGTAGTCAGCACTGTTATTGAAAGCATGATGCCAACCGTCGTAGAAGGGATAGAGGCACTATTTAACGGCCTTGGATTTTTGGCAGACGAGTTACAGCCAATCATTGATGAATTATTCTCTTTTTTTGGCGATGCGATAGTAAATGCGCTGACAAGCGCAATCGAAAATTCTGATTTTAGTGTAATTTTTGATATTTTTGATGAAGTCAAAGAGGCAGTCAACGAAGTAATCCCTGTTATAGAAGACTTGGCTCCTGCCATTGGCGCGGTTGGCACTGCTATTGCTGGATGGCAAATTGGAACGAAAATCCAGAAGATGGTAACTGCTTTCGACGAGGCCAAAGTTGCGGTATCACTGTTCAGCATGGGTCTTTCTGATTCAGAGGTTGCACAGGGCGCTTTGGATGGCACGCTCAAAGGGTCGGAAGTTGTCGTTGGGCTGCTTACTGGGAAAATTGATTTGCTTTCTTTGGCGCAAGGCAAACTCAAGGCTGCGCAGGCTGCGCTCAACGCCGTTATGTCAGCCAACCCGATTGCAATCGTAATCACGCTGATTGCGGCTTTGATTGGCGTATTTGTCACTCTGTACGCAACGAACGAAGATTTCAGAAACAAAGTCAACGAAATTTTTGAGTTTGTTAAAACCACTGTTGTTACATTCTTCACAGAGACCGTTCCAGAGGCGATTAACAGTGCAATAGAGTGGTTTCAACAGCTCCCCGATAAAATATCTGAGTTCATGACAAACGCCGTGCAGAGCATCGCAGATTGGGCTATACAGACAGCAGAGAATGCCCGCCAAGCTGGCAGTGATTTTATCAATGCTGTTGTAGAATTTTTCTCGCAACTCCCGTACAACTTAGGCGTATTTCTCGGCACATCGCTTGCAAACATCGCAATTTGGGCGATAGAAACGGTAGAGAATGCGCGGCAGGCTGGTTCCCAATTCTTGCAAAACGTAGTTGAGTTCTTTACGCAACTGCCCGGCAACGTTTTAACGTTCCTGTCTACCACGATCCAGAACGTCATTGCATGGGCTGGGCAAATGAAGTCCAACGCAATCGACGCTGCATCTACGTTCCTGAATAACGTAATTGAGTTTTTTACTCAGTTGCCAGGAAACATTGCAGAGTGGTTCACAAAAACGATTGAAAAAGTCGTAGAGTGGGCCGAAGAATTGAGGAAAAACGGTGAACAGGCCGCAAAAGATTTGCTAGATGCTGTTGTTACGGGCCTTCAGGAATTACCCGGCAAAATCTTTGATTTAGGCGTGAACGCGGCAAAAAGCTTGCTCGAGGGTATTAAGAGTATGGGCGGCTGGCTGAAAGAACAGGTCGGAAATTTTGTAGATGGCATGGTCTCCGGCTTTACCGGCACGGTGCAGACAAACGGCTCCCACGCTGGCGGTCTGGACTATGTTCCCTATAACGACTACGTTGCAAACCTGCATCGCGGGGAAATGGTTCTGACGGCTAAAGAGGCCGACAGCTATCGAAAAGGCGAGAAAAACGCTGCTGTTGGCGGCGTGACTATTATCCAAAACATCTACAGTCAGGCCAAAACTGCGGCAGAGCTTATGCGCGAGGCGCAGTATGAGCAGCGGCGGGCGCTTATGATGGGTGCAATTTGAAAGAGGGTGAAGCATGTACACAGCAAGATTTGTGCGGGATGACGGCGAAACGCTGTATTTCGGCTATAATTACGGTTCTATCGTGAATATAGACCCTCTTTCGGATGTAGATGTTGATGTAGCGCTGTCGCAGGGCTTTCAACAGGTCGGCAAGACCTTTGAGAGCGCGACTGTCGGAGAAATCACGCGGGAAGTCAGCGGCTACCTGCTGGGCGACAGCAGAGTGATGAAGCGTAAAATGCTGCGCACCCTGACGCCAAACTCATTCGGCAAGCTGTATTTCGGCGACGGCTATTACTGCAACTGCACCGTGAAGAAAACCCCGGCTTTCAAGCAGCGCCGCTTTGACGCTGCTTTTCAGTTTACGGTTCTCTGCCCCTTCCCTTACTGGCTGGCATCTGACCGCAAAGGGCAGCAGATTGGAAAGCTGACGCCGTCCTTCAAGTTCCCGGTGAACTACAAAAAGCACAAGTTCGGCGTTACAGACGGCAGTGTATTCATGAACTTTATCAATGACGGAGATACGGACGTTACGTTCTCTGTTATTTTCTACGCGCAGCTTCCGTTGAGCAATCCCGAAATCACGAATGTGAACACGCTGGAAAAGCTGAAAATCAACGAATCACTGCAAGCTGGCGAGTATATCACAGTAAGCCGGGAGGGCGCATCCAAGCGTCTGACCGTTATCAAAACGAGCGGTGACGTAGAAACTAACATCTACGGAAAGCTCGATGACGCAAGCAACCTGTACTACATTCGCGCGGGCGACAACATTCTCAAGCATTCCTACACTGACGGCGCTGAACACGCCTTGAATACGAGCGTTTTCTATAATGACGCCTATGTGGGGGTATTCGATGATATGTAGAGTATACGACCCTCAACTGAACAAGCTCGGGCAGATTGAAACGTTTGTCTCCCTTGTTTGGACGGAAAAATATAATCAGCTTGGCACGTTCCAGCTGGAATTGTCGCAGCAGCAGGAATACAGCGACCTCATGAAAGAGGACTATTACTGCGAAATAGACGACAGCGACACGCTTATGATTATAAAATCCGTGCAGACGGAGGGAAACAAAATCATTGTCAACGGCTCTCCTGCAACACGGCTTTTATCTGACCGCGTAAGCACCGCAGAGCTATCAAATATCAACGCAGAAACCGCTATGCGTACTCTTATTCATGATATGCAAGCGTGGCCCTGCGTGGCTCTGGGCGCGTCATGCGGGCTTGCTGACAAGTTTGAGGCCCAAACGTCCGACCAGACCATTGAGGAATACTGCGAAAAAATAGCGCAGGCCGTTGACGCTGGTTTCAGGCTACGCTTTGACAAGCCGAATAGAAAGCTGCTTTTTGAGGTATACAAACCGGGCGAAAGTCAGACCGTAAAGTTTTCGACATGGTTTCAAAATGTCGGCAATCTGGACTACTGCGTCTCAACAGCAAGCTACAAGAATGTCGCTATCGTTTCTGGCGCGGGCACAGGCGACGAGCGTATCACCGTCTATGCAGGCGACACGGCTTCAGCGGGCATTGACCGTCGCGAAATGTACGTAGACGCTCGGCAGGAGCAGCAGAAAAACGACGAAAGCCTAAAGGACTACAAAGCGCGGCTTGTGGAGTACGGGAAAGGCAAGTTGCTTGAGCAGCTGCGCCTTGAAACGCTGGACTTTGATATTGATTCCGACTGCGTGAACTTGGGAGACGTTGTTTCCTGCATTTTCCCAGAGCTGGGCATCAATGCGAAAGTCCGTATCATGGGAAAGACTATTACTGCGCAGAACAATGTCACACAGTACAGCGTTGAACTTGGGACACCTGTAATTACAAAGAGGTACTAAATGGCAATTATCACATATCCTCTGAACGATGTGGAGTACACGGCAGAAGATGCAGAGACCTACCTCTGCACCCGCACAAGCGGTGTATATGCTGCCGAATCGTTCCCCGCAACCGTTACAGAGGCACGAAAAATCACCATCGGGACAGGCATGGCCTGGATTAACAACGGCACGTTTAAAGGGAAAAGCGTTGTTAGCACTGAAAATGTATCTGTCGCAATCCCCATTGCGGACGGTGCGCTCCCCCGCATTGACAGAATCGTGCTTCGCTTTACTAAGAGCACTAACGAAAGCACGTTTGAGGTAAAGACCGGCACACCCGCTTCAAGTCCTGTAGCGCCTACTCTAACGCGCTCAGAGCTGCTTTATGAGCTTGGTCTATACACTGTGTCTGTCCCTGCTGGCAGCCTTACAGTAAGCGCCGCAGACGTCACCAACACGATGCTTGATGAAAGTGTCTGCGGCCTTATGCGTGACGGCGTGACCAGGCTGCCGACTGGCACGCTGCAAAAGCAATATGAAGCTCTTATCAAGTCGATGGCGGACGAGATTGCAGCTATTAAGGCGGGCAGCGCTACCATGCTGAAAGACGTCTACGACCCTGCGGGGCTTGGCACATCTGCTACTGTACAGGTGTACAGCTGCGCCAAAACAGGCAACACGTTTGCACTGACTGGCTCTGGCGCCGTGGGCCGCTTCAAGGCCCCTGCAACGTTCTCCAGCGGAGACACGTTCAGCATCAATGGCAAGGCTGCTCCTGCGTATGTGGGCGCGCAGGCCGTTGACGCGGACACGATTGTCAAAGACAGATGGGTACTGTTTACATATGACGGCTCACAGCTAAATTTTAATGGCGGCGGTGGTCTTGGCAATGCAAAGCTAGCACTGGCTACCGCCGAGCCTGCTGATGTGCTGGACGGTAAGAAGTATTACGCCAAAGATAAGACAATCAAGACTGGTAATTTGCCTATACAGCCCAAGACCGTCTCACCTGTCTCCTACAGCGTCGGTAGCGGAAACCTCAATGCGCGTATTCCCAAGGGCGCTTATAAGGACGACGCTGGCGCAGGTTATCCAGAGGTTGCAATCCCTGTCGGCTCTGCTCCTGCGTCCGCAGTTCTGGCGGGCAACAGTTTCACGAGCGCTGAAGCGGGCGTGAACGTTGGCGGCTCAATGCCAAATCAGGGCGACTGGGGAAAGACAATCAACCCGGGCGGCGTTGTCACAGTCCCGGGCGGCTACCACGCAGGTGGCGGTAAAGTGAGCGCGACGGGAATAAAAACCTCTACAGTATGGAAAACTTGTGGAGGAGGCCGAAACGGATTCTCCTTTACGGGCGGCACGCTCGTGGGCATTCAGTACGCCGGAAGCCCTGGCTCCGGTGAAAACAGTTTACAAGCCGCTGGCATAAGCAGCGGAAGCGAATACTGGGCGCAATGCGCGGCGGGAACAAGTGCAAGCATACAATTTATCCTTGCTTATTATTAAGGGGGCGTAAAATGGCAGCAACTATTTATGAACCGTTGTCTACAGCACATCTCAAATCGTGTACCGTAGACTTCGACAGCAGGCCCGACAAAAAGGCCGTGAATCTGGTTCAGTATGACCAGACCATTCCTGTTCTTTGCGTTTCGCTCAAAAAAGGCGGCACAGAGTATAAAGTCCCGTCTGACGCAGATGTAAACATCCGCATGGACAAGCGCGACGGCTATCATGTGTACAATCCTGCGCTCGGCGTGAATGCAGAGCGCACAATCGCATATTTTGCTGTCACTCCGCAAATGTCTACTGGATGGGGTGACTATTACCCGATTGTTGAAATCACTGTCGGCGGTGGCATTGCAGGCAGTGCGCCCATCTGGCTGCACTTCGACAGAAACCCTCTACCTGAAAATGCTATTATCAGCAGCGACGAGTACAAGACTATTCAGCAGCTCTTGGAAGATGTGACAGCTGTTAAGGCTGCCACAGAGCAGATTAAGGCCCAGACTGAGGCCGTTAGAGACCAAGCCAAGGGATTCGCCGACAATGCCAAGAACAGTGCGGACAAGGCACAGACCCTCGTTGACGGGATGCCTTCTGACTACAGTCAGGCTATGAAAGACATTGGCACGCTGAAAAACCAGATGCAGCGTGCCTACCCAGATGACAGCACCATTGGTGAAAATCCGTGGAGCAGCAAGAACATCGTGGATATGCTTTGCCCGCCGCTGGAAGAAAGCGGAAACCCTGTTGTGTGCTACCCTGTGGCGGGATACCCGCTGGGGGTAAAAGCGAAGTGGGAGCCCACGCAGGAAGGCAGCGGAACACCCAGCCCCGAAAACATCCGCCCCATCAAGGGAAGAAACATCGTGACAGTTAATCGGGCGGATGGATTACGGTCGTGGAAAATGCTGACGCTGAACGGAACAGAAAATTGGGGCACTGACACAACCGACAGTCCTGGCAAAGTTGGTTTCAAATTTCAAGTGCCTGAAATAGCCACTCCCACGATGTCCTATATTAAGGGTGATATTGTATGCAATCAATATCCGACACATACAGCAGACGAAACATACGCACGCCAAAACGGAATATCAGTTGAAGCACAAGAGCACCACTATTTCAGAATTTATAGTGATACATATGCGGAAGGAACAATAGACGAGTGGAATGCCTACCTTGCCGCCCAGTACGCCGCTGGCACGCCTGTGCAAGTTGCTTATAAGTTGAAAAAGCTATTTGTTGTGCCAGATACGAATAGTGTCTTTTTTTCGGAGAAACCTGTTCAAGGGGGAACGGGCAACCCATCGCCCGAAAACATTCGGCCAATTCTGCTGAATAACACAGTGCAAGTAGGCCAGACCAACACCCTGACCCTGCCCGAAACCGTGTACGGTGGTGAGGTGGACGCGGTGAGCGGAGTAGGAGAATCACAATATAACAAGGTCAATATTCGGATGGAAAATCTGAATTATAACAAAAGCATATCAGCGATGCTTGGATATGCATCTAATAATATTCTGAATGGTATACAGCTTCCACCATCTAATAGGGTTGCATTTGACGGCGTGTGTGATTGCCTCCCAACAAAGCCAGCATACGATATCAACGGCGGAACGATTGGTTTAGGAGTGTCAGCATCAGGAGATGTCTATTTGAGAGTAGAAGGTTTGGATTCGGGCGAAGCATACGCTGCAAAATTCCCAGACGGTGTGAATGTATGTTATAAGGTGGCAACTCCTACATCATTCTCGGCAACCGGGAACGCATCTGTTAAAGCCTTATCCGGCGTGAACACCGTGCTAACCGATGCCGACAGCGCGACTGTGACGGGACGTGCAGACCCCATTAAACGGATTACCGATTTGGAAGATGCGGTAGCATCGCAAACCTGAAAGGAGAAATCACCATGGCTATCAAGAGTAAAGCGCGGCACGATTTGACGTTGCGCAGCATCAAGCGAGAGATTGCAGCAGGACGGGACGTTGCGTTCTGGTTGGACAAGGCGTATACGCACTACGACAACGGCCTGCTGGATGAGGCGGACATTGCAGAGGTGGAGACGCTGGCACAGGCGTATTATGATGCGGTGGATGCGAGAGAGAGCGCAGACGAGGTTACGAAGACGCCGGATGTGCCGGAGGTTGACGGCGCTGAAAATACCACAGACGAAGAAAACGACACCAACGAAAAGGAGAGTGAAACCAATGAAGGATGAAATGATTCTGTCGCCCGAAATGGACGAGGAACTGTCGAACGGGAAGGGAGAGGACGAGAATGAGTGATTCTGCACTGGCCGTTTACACGGCCATCAGCCCGAACTGCAACCGGCCCCGCAGCCAGCCCATCAGCAAGATTACCGTTCATCACATGGCTGGCAACATGACGCTTGAATCTTTCGGCGCTCTTGTCAGTAGGCCATCACGCCAGATGAGCGCAAACTACGCCATCGAATCCAGCGGGCGTATCGGTCTGTTCTGCCACGAGGCTGACCGCTCTTGGTGTTCGTCCAGCCCGTGGAACGATCAGCGGGCCATTACTATCGAAGTCGCTAACGACAGCGGCGCACCGGACTGGCACGTCAGCGACAAGGCATATGCCGCCCTGCTCGACCTTTGCACCGACATTTGCCGCCGCAACGGCATCAAGGAGCTGACCTACACCGGCGACAAGAACGGCTCGCTCACGATGCACTGCTTCTACGCGGCTACCGCCTGCCCCGGCCCCTATCTCAAGAGCAAGTTCCCGGGAATTGCGGCACAGGTCACGAAGCGCTTGAAGGGCGACGTGGCCGACGCTGAACCCGCCAAGACGAATGAGGAAAACTTCATCTCCGTCATGGCCGAGAAGTGTCAGAGCCGCTGCCTGAACGCGCATCTTCTGCCGTCGCTGTGCATTGCGCAGGCTTGCCTTGAAAGCGCCTACGGCACGAGCGAGCTCGCAGTACAGGCAAACAACCTGTTCGGCATCAAGGCCAGCAATTGGAGCGGCAGAGTGTACAACAAGGCCACGAAGGAGTGGGACGGCAGCAAGTACATCACCATCACGGCGGGCTTCCGCGCCTACGATACGATGGCCGCCTGTGTAGAGGACTACATCAAGAAGCTGACGACCATGCCGCGCTATTCCAATCTGGTCGGCTGTACCGACATCAACAAGGCGTGCGAGTACATCTGGGCTGATGGCTGGGCCACCAGCCCGACCTACACGTCGAGCTTGCTGGCGGTCGTGAAGCAGTTCAACCTGACGCGGTACGACGCCACCATCAAAGAGGACAAGCCTGCCGCGTCGACGCATCAGGAGGTATGGATGGATCACGTCGTCCTGCCGAACGCTGCGGCGATGGAGTTCTACCTCATCGCCAAGAAGTACGGGCTGGACAACGACAAGGCGTATCACGCTAAATTTGTGGAGGTGTGATGCCGATGCAGCACGTATTCTCGTTTACGCTTGCGGAGGCCTGGTCGTTTTTAATTTACGCGGCGGGCGCTGCTGCCGGGCTGTATGCCGGGGGCGTGGCCATCAGCAAAGTCATCACCGCCATAAAAAAGCCGAAAGCCGACCAGGACAAACGCATCACACAGCTTGAAGAGCGGGTGAACGCTATGGAGGTCTTTTTGAAAAACGACAGATTGCGGCTTGACCGCATGGACGATGGGCAGCGCGTGACCATGCAGGCGCTGCTTGCCCTGCTTGACCACAACCTTGACGGAAACAACATTGACCAGATGCAGAAAGCAAAGAAAGACTTGCAAAAGCATCTGATCGGCTGAAAGAAGGTGTATATCTATGGGCGATTTTTTGAAAAATCTGTCAGCGCTTATCAAGGTAAAAACTATTGTGACGCTGGTGGTTGTTGCGGTTTTTGCGGTGCTGGCATTGCAGAGCAAATTGCAGCCTGACACGGTCATGACCATTGTGACAATGGTCGTAGCCTTTTATTTTGGCACACAGACCGAAAGCAAGAACAAGAAGGATGAGTAATCATGCCAAAGTTTGATTTTGTCGGCGGTTTGCTGACCGATGAAGAAACGGATGTTTTGCAGCTTCGGCGGCGCGGCTGGCGCAATGCTGATATTGCGGCAGAACTGAATTTGAGTGAACGGACGGTAAACAGACGGGTAAAGGCGATTGTTGGGAAGTTGAAGGCTGAATAAAAAAGCGCCCCTCCTTGTGTCCATGG